TATATTGATGGTGTCCTAATCGATGCCGCTGATTACACTATCATCACCTCAGTAGAAAGCGGATCGGGGCTTGTTGCTCTAGTAGAATTTGATGTTCTCCCGTCCCTTATCCTGAGTACCGCTCTTGAGATAGTTGACCCCCTTGCCATAACTGTCGAGAACGATGGGACTCTTGACACCTTCCAGAAGACGACAACATCTCTTCCTAATAGTTTCTCTCGAACATCACCAGGAACCAATACAGATAACTTTAGCTTCGCAGCTAGACCTACCGGCACGTTCTTTTTTGATGAGGTGGAGTATGTATCAGAGTTCGGATGGGCTCTTGGTGGAACTACAGGAGACTATGTAAGGTTAAGCTTGCGTATAGATAGTGAAACTATAATCATTTGGTCTAGGACCAGACTATCTGGCGGAAATATATCTTCTTATGGCGACGGGACAGCATTGGTTAAATTTCTATCAGACGACACAACAGTACAGGCTCGTTTCGAAGTGAGTGGTTCAGGTGGAAGTCTTGTTGGCAACACTCTGGTCGTGAACAGAACCGTAAACACAGCTTCAACCGTCACTGCAGAAAAGACAGACCCAGCGCTCCTGACCGGAAGCGAGACCGTAAGCACTGTTCTTGCTGGTGATATTACGGTTGATTGCATAGGCTACAACCTGACCAGGCCCGATGAGATCATAGAGAGCCTGCTCCTGACCTACGGCAACGGCGTCCAGGCGGGCGACCTTGACGCCTCTGTCACGGGAGACCCTGGCTACTCCACGAATTACCCCCTGGGATTCGTCGTCGCGCAGCAGTCCGACCTCATGACGCTTTGCCGGAAGATCGCATGGCAGACCCGCAGCCGGTTTTTCTGGGACTCCGGGACGGCCCATATTCGCCTGGTCCCAGAGGCTGCAGAAGCCGCCGACGACACCGTGGGCGTGAATGACATCATCCTCGGGCAACTCTCAAGCGGATGGACGCCTCGGGCGCAAATCATAAACAAGATCGACGCGCCCTATGGGGTCGATTATGACACCAAGGATTTCAAAGCGATTGAGTCGGATTCTGATGCTACCTCAATCTCCACCTATGGCACGCGTGACGGCTCCCCCAAGTACAATCTGGATCTGGTCCAGGATGGAACGACAGCCGCCAACGTCGTGGCGCAGGGCATCGAGTCTTTCAAAGACCCTCGGCGGGTGGCGACCGTATCCACCAATCTGTCATTTGCCGCCGTCGAGCGGGGGGACATCCTGGCGATCACCCACCCGGACCAAGAGGATGGATGGACGGCCCGTAAATTCGAGGTGATGGAAACGCATTTCAACCCAGGATCGGCCAACGGGCCGATTGCCGACACGATCCGATTCACATGCGAGGAAACCTCCTGATGCCTGAAACCATCGACTTCGTGACCGGGGACGAACTGCCCATTTTCGAGGTGACGATCAAGGACCAGAACACGGCGGCAATCGGGAAGACCCTGAACTCTGCCGATCCGGACACGTGGGCGCCCCTTGACCTGACCGGCAAGACGGTCGCGGCTCTCTGGCGGGTGGCAGGATCGACGGACACGCCCACCAGTATCACCGGATCAGTCCAAACCCCTGCGACCGTCGGGCGGGTCAATGTCTCCATGGGTTCGGGCGGGTTCTCGGCGGCGGGACGGTACGAAATGGAGTTTCAAGTCACCACAACCGCAACATCGAAAATACAGACCGTCCCAGAAAAACTCCTGATCGACGTTCGGGATGCGACATCATGAACCTATTAACGATCACGGCTGATTGGGTCAAGCTGCGCCTGACAGGCGTTCGGGTGGCATTCAGGCGGTTCTTCGGGGCCAGGCTGAACACATCTCGACTCAACACTTTCCGCCTCAATAAGCGAAGGAATTTCTGATGGCCGTTAAAATATCAAATGACGCTGGCTCAACCCTCACCAACGCCATCAACGACTCCGTAACCTCAATTTTGGTGGACGATGCCAGCACCTTCCCCGACATTTCCGGCGGACACCACTGCTACGCGACTATGGAGGGGCTGAACGGAGTGGAGGTGGTCAAATGCACCACCATCACCGGAAACACCCTGACCGTGGAGCGCTCCCAAGATGACACGCCTGCGCTGGCCTTCTCGGCAGGCGACACGATTGACTTGTTTCTAAATAATGCGTTCCTGAACGACCTCCAGGCCCAGGAGGTGAGCGGCCCGGCCACCTCGACAGACAACGCTGTTCCTCGGTTCGACGGAGTGGACGGGAACGTCATCCAGGATTCCGGCGTCACAATCGACGACTCTGACAACCTAACCACGCCTGCCAAAGTGACTGCGGCAACCGTTCAATTGTCGGGAGGGGATGGGGATGCAGGCACATTCTCATGGAACGCTGACGAGGAGACGGCGGACCTGGTTCTTGGTGCCGCAACACTCCAATTAGGCCAAGAAATCCATGTTCATGTGCGGAACGCGTCCGGGGTAGAGATCGTGGACGGTGAAGCTGTGATGGCGACCGGCACCATCGGAATGTCTGGCCGAATTACAGTCGCAAAATCAGTGGCGGACGGGTCGATTGATGGGCGGTTCATGCTCGGCGTTGCCACGGAAACAATTGCCAATGGGGCAGATGGTAAAATAACCCACTTCGGGAAGGTCCGTGGGGTTGACACTTCTGACTGGGATGAGGGGGACGTGCTGTGGTTTGACGCTGCGACTCCTGGGGCGCTGACCTCTACGGAGCCTGACGCGCCCAATCTGCGCATGGCGGTCGCCTTCGTTGTCACTGATCATGCATCTTCGGGGGCGTTGATGGTCAGAGTGCCGAGCGTCAATGATTTAAACGATGACCAGCGCGTCCAGATATCCAGCATTGCCGATGGAGATTTTCTCCAGTGGGTAAACAGTAATCTCAGATGGCAAAACACTGCCGGACCAGTTATCACAACTGCGTCGAATGTCGGCGGCGCGACAGAGGTATTCAAGCAGAAGGCCGGTAACGACCTGGAATTCCGCACGTTCGATGTAGACTGGGCAGTCGTGGACGGGGACACCCTCACCCAGACAGCTGCCCAGCACGCAATGGAGCATTTGCCGAATGGGTTTTTGACGGACACAACCACTCTTGTGGTAACGTCGAATGGATCGACTGTTACCGCCACGCTTGACAATCTGGATTCTCCAGGAACAAATATCGAGGCCTGGTTTTCTGACCATGCCCACGCGGTCGTCCTGTCTGCGTCTGCGCCCCTAACCCCAGGCTCGGACACATCCCCAACCCTCAATTATATTTACATCCTCGCGAGCAATGACACCCTGACCGTATCGGATGTGGGTTGGCCAGGGGAGGAGCACGCCAAACTCGGGACTGTGCTTTGCCAGTCGGCGGCTACGGTCCAGTCCGAAGGGGCGTACAAGGTGCACAAGTGGAGCGACCAGCCTACCGGCGCCCTGGATTGCGGCCACCTCGTGCACGTCAACGAATGGATCAGAAACCAGCCTGCGACCTGGAAGGATGGCGTCGCGGTTACTGTGACTGGATCAGGGACTGCGACCATGACGGTCGCTACTGCCTCCGGGAACGTCTACCAGCTTCATGAGCACGCTTTCCCAGCCTTCGGAGGTCCATCGGATTTCTTCGTGGTGAATGATTCAGGAACGGCCTTCATCAAGCGGGCCGCGCTTTCCGCCATCACTGCGGACTCCACCGGGGCGTCGATCACAAACAGGACCATAGGCTGCGTCCTCTGGGGATGTGTCTCCGAGGATTCTGGGGATTGCAAGCTGTTTATTAATTTACCAGGCGGGTCTTACGGCAACGCCAAACCCGAAGATGTGCGGGAAGATGCCAACCGATACACCGACTTCTCTATCCCTGATGACTTCAAGGGTACAGGGTTCCTTATTCGTCGCCTGGTCTTTGGCCTCACTGGCGGGAATTACACCCTTTTTGATGACACCAGCGACGACCTGCGAGGATTCTCCCCCAACACGGCCCCAGGTGGATCGGCGGGAACATCTGTTGAGTTCACAGACAACACTTTCCGAATCCAAGATGATGGTGACAATACCAAAGAAATAGCCTTCCAGGCCAGCGGTATCACCACAGGCAACACCCGCACGATCACCATGGGCGACGCAGATGTCACCCTTGCGACCGCGACGGACGCCATAGAAGGCCTATCAGAGAAATCCACAGATGCGGAAGCAGTCGCAGGATCGGCGGACAGAGTAATCACCCCTGCGAACCTGATCGCAAAGATGGCGGCGCCTGGGCCGATTGGCTCGGGGACACGATCATCCGCAGCCGTAACAACCATTGTCGCAGCGGGAACAACTGCCATTACCGGATTATCCACATTCACGGCGTCGGGGGCTTGGGCGGCAGTGTTTGGGACAGACACTGCGTCACAGGTGAGGCTTTCAGACACTACGATTGCAGCATATTCAGACAATGCGTCAACCCCTGCTGACCTGACTGTCGGAATCGGCGGGGTGAATGTAATTATTTCCCAGGTTGATATCAATTCTGGGGCTATCGACGGGGTTGCAATCGGGGCTAGCTCCCCAGCAACAGAGGCCACGGTAGACAACTTGAAGATCGACGGGAACACGATCTCTGCGATCTCAGGCGCGATAAACATCACCCCTGAGGCAGGTTCTGCCATTGTTCTGGACGGTGCAATAAGCGTTGACGGTGACGTTGTGACCGGGGCGGGGTCTATCACCTCGACGTCATTTGTGGGGGCTTTGACTGGAAACGCATCGACGGCCACCAGCGCCACTACATCCGCCAGCGCCACCACGGTATCCGGGGCGACCCAGGCAGCAATCACCAGCGCGGCCAATCTTGCCACGGTTGGTGCTCTGAACGCTGGGTCCATCACGTCAGGATTCGGAAATATCAATATTGGCGCGTCAAGCATTGACACTACGGGCGCGGTTTCTGTAGGGACCTTTACGTCAACAGGAGTTGACGACAACGCCTCGGCAGAATCAATAAACATTGACTCAAACGGGGCAGTAACAATGCCCCTCACGCCAGCATTCTTCGCATACAATAGCGCCTCAGATACCACCGCCACCGGGGACGGAACAGTCGTTACAGTTGAGCTTGATACTGAGGTTTTTGACCAAGGAGGCGACTTCACGGCGAACACTTTAACCGCACCCGTTACTGGATGTTATCCATTAAATGCCCTAGCAACAGTTGAGAGTATCGGGGCTGGGCACACCAGCATGGAGCTTAATATCGTAACCAGCAACAGGTCATCTAGGCGATGGATCAACCCCTTCGCTGTTGCTGGGGCTGGGAACGTGCTGGGGCTCGACATGAGCGTTGTTGCTGACATGGACGCCAACGATACGGCTACTGTGACAGTAACAGTAACCGGTGACACAAAAACTGTCGGCATTACTGGCTCAGGCGCGGCAATGTTTACATTCTTCTCTGGTTTCTTGGCCTGTTAATAAAGGACTTAAAAAAATGTCACGGACAGTTATTGTAGAGATTTCAGATATCGACCAGCTTACACTTGAAAACGACCTGCTTGACCTGGATGATTGGGTTCAGAAAGCAGTTACCGGGAAGATCCAGAACTGCAAAAAACGTTTTATTCGCGACTGGCAGCCACGGCTCTTCAATGACCCTAACGTTACAGAGATTCCAGCGACCCCTGAGGCGTTCATTCTGTCGGTCGTTGCGCGGGATGACTACCAGAACAGGGTCGCCCGTGACGCAGCGGAGGCGGTCGCCAGGGAAGGGGTACAATGACAACCACAAACTACACGAAAAACTTCACAAACAAGGAGCTTCGCTGCCGTTGCGGATGTGGCTCCCGTGAGATGCCCCAGCGAGGCACGCAGGAGCGGCTCCAGCTCGTCAGAACTCGTTTTGGTAGGCCCGTATACCTGACAAGCGCAAAGCGATGCAAGCGCCACCCTGTTGAGTCGAAAAAGGGAACCCCTGGAACCCATTATGAAGGCTTTGCCCTTGACCTAAAGGCTCAGGGCGCCCACGCCTTGGAGTTGATGGTTATCGCCATAGAGGAGGGCTTTCACGGGGTCGGCGTGAGCCAGAAAGGAAGCGGGAGATTCATTCACCTTGACGACGCCCCTGACGCCCCTGGGCGCCCACGGCCTTGGATATGGAGCTATTGATGGGAGATGACAAAGAGAGGGAAGAGCAGGTCGCCTTGATTGTTGAGGTTGTGCGCAGGGTGCTGGACAAATCAAGGTTCGTGGACGCGGAAACCCACAGGGTTCACCATACGTTTGTGGATGAAGAGATCGAACGCAGGCACCGAAAGAGGGAGTTATGGGACAAGGTGGCCCAGCAAGTCATGGGGGCGGCGATAATCGGCGCTGGGCTCATCATGTTGACTGCATTGGGGCAGTGGGGTCTGGCGAAATTTGGGGTAGGATGATAAAATTCAACCGGATAAGGGAAAAACCATGAAAGACCTACTCGAATTCATCGTCAACCACGGCCCGATTGTCGTTGCCATCGCCTCCCTCATCGCCGCAGCCACCCCAACGCCCAGGGATGACGGGTGGATCAGGACCCTTTACAAGATCCTGGACCTCCTGGCTGTGAACGTTGGGAAGGCCAAGCAGACCTAAAGCCGCCATTGTGGTTGATGGGGCAGGGCTGGGGATCGTCGCGTCCGACGCACTCCTGACCCGCCTCCCTTCTAGGTCCTTGGCGGCAACCCTGAAACTCCCGCCCCACAGGTGCAGTCACCGCGAAGAACTGGCCGTGCTGGGGGCATGTGTATCCATTGGCCTGCTCTCCCAATGTCAGGCCAGAGCAAGTGCAAACCTGCAAGGAGCAACCCCCGAATGTCTCCCAGTGACTCTTTGATGCTCCGCATTTACACCTCTCCATGACTCACCCTCTTTCTTCTCCCATAGGGGACGGGGCCCCCAGGGCGGCATCGACCGACTTCCGGACATCCTTCAAGGCCGATTCGTAGGCCGTTTCGTTGTCAAACCGAGCCCTGAGCCGGTCTCTCAGTTCGGTGATTTTTTTGGTCCGCCCGGAAAGCGCGACCTCAAGCTCCCTGATCCGCTTCACGATAATTTCCTGGCCCCGGTCGGCGATTAACCCGGCCATCGTCGCCCGTAGCTTGGCGTTTTCGGCATGCTGCTCAAGGATGGTATCCTGTTGATCTTTAAGGCCGCTTTCGATTGTCCCCACATAACCACTCAGCCCGTCCCGCGCCCACAACTTCATCCTGTCGCCCTCATCGACGGACATTGTGGCGATACCTCGCAGGGTGTCTGCATGGCCTTTCCGCTGTAGTTTTTGATGGTCACGCTCCTCCCGCAGTCGCCCGACCTCGGCATGAAGATCATCAAGATTAACGAGTTTCAGGTCTCCATCGCAGGGCCAGCAAATAAAACTGGAACTCTCGGCCTCATACCGAGACCGCACGTCCTCGCAAATTACACACTCGTAGAAAATCCGTCTGGTCATGGCCCATCCTCCATCTGTTCAATATTTTTGATCATATCCGCAGAAATCAGTGGGCCGCCGTCCAGCTCAACCCCGCCCCTCTCCTCGGTGGTCACGATCCCATCATAAAAACCTCCATCGGTCAGATGTACTTTCACCTTCATGCCCGGGGCGATGTGCGGCCAGAGTGATACGTGTTCCTCCGAGGGCGGTGGCGTGGGCTTTTTGGCACCCTTCTTTTTGGCAGGCTGCCTCTCTGCGTCCAGGGCGGCTCTGATGGCGACGGATGTGCTGGCGCCCTGGGCCTGATCATAGACGCCAGGGGAGACCTCAACAAGATCCATGTCAGCAACCTCCTCCCTGATCCCGATCCCCTTCAGCACGTCAGGGAAAACGTCCCGCAGCGCGAACGAGCGCGCCCGCATCTGCATCATCCGTTTCGGGTACTTGGACCACACCGGGCCACCGGCAAGCCCGGCTGTTTTGGCGTCGGCCATGCTGAACTCGCGGGAAACCACATCATCCCCCTTGCGCTTAATCTTGCAGACGGCTTTCGCGGCCTGCCCTTCTCCGACGATAGATTCCTGGATCTTATCCAACAACCCAGATGCCCTTACAAGCCCTAGGGCGGCATCCCCCCAAACCGAAGGGCGCCCGTTGATCGGGGCTATATTCTGGACTGACTGCATGGGGGATAGCCCTATCTCCAGGCCCATTTGAAGCACCACGAACACCTGCTCCTGGGTCTTGATGTCTTTCGGGGTCATCCCTGACCGCGCCATCACTCCTGAGAGCGCCCAGAGCTGGTCAAATGTTTGTGGGATTAATCCACCCCTGACCGGACCTCCGGTCTGAAATGCCTGCATAACCCCCCGCTTTTCATCTTTACTCTCTGCAGCGCCTATGAATGTGGTCTGGTCCTGGTTCTGGTTATGCTGCATCTCTCTCTCCTCAGTCCGCCCAGGGCGGCATCTCAAGTTTATGTATCCCGCCTGGATATCCAGGCCACTCTCCGGTCTCCTGACAGCGCGCAAAGGCTTTCAGGTCCTCCTGGTACTGCTCCCGCCCCCTCTGAACCCATGCAGAATCCAACTGGTAACACATCACCCCGTAGGGCTTTTTCTTCTCGACCGCCACAAACAGGAAATCCTTCACGGGGCCGACCAGGGCTTCATGCCCATCTGTGTACAGAGGCTGCTGGACGTGGTAGCGGTACTTCTCCACCGCCCGCATGAATGCTTTAGGGCGTGCGTCTTCGGTGGATTTGAGATCCAGTATGACGGTCCCATAGCCCTTTATTTTCCGCACACAGTCGATGCGGGACTTCATCGGGACGCCGGTCTTTTTGTCGTTCCAGATGTAGGTGACTTCAGATTCCCCGCCATCCATGATCGAGCCGATATCTTCATGGGCGCGCACCGCATCGGCCATCCCATGTACCCGCTCCATTCCTGCGGGTGTCACCAGGGTCGTGTCGGGCGATTCCTCCCAGGCCGCGCGCCACGCTTTCGTACCCCATGTTTTCGTTGGACCAACCTGAACCAGATCGGCTTTCTCCGGCTCCAAGGCCAGTAGGTGCAGGGCTCGCCCGAACTCCAGTGCCTCGCTCTGATCGTCTATGTGCGCGGCAAAGTGGGCCGGGCTCCTGCTGATGAGCTTCAGCCCTCCGTTGTTGGCAACCTCGGCCCTAGGGAGGGCGAGGTATTCTGAGAAAGGGAGGTCGGTGTAGATTCCAGGGTTCATTGTGAACCACCAACCCACCTCGCCTCTCCAGTCTCAACACCTTCCCCCCACCCTTCAACTTTGGCCTTGCGGATCAACCCCCTGGCTTCAATCAATCCCTTGGCGGCATCCTCTGTAACATCAAGCCACCCCCCTTCGCCAGGGGTCAGGTCTTGCAGCGACCACGAAGAGCAAGGACCGAAAGGTGGCTTTCCTGTGCAATGCAGGATCAATCCGCCAGTATCCCACTCTTTCAGAATCTCTTTTACGTCGCTTATCCACTCATCAATAAATTCGGTGGTCATTTGCCTTCCTTTGGTGGCGCATTACGGACGTCCTCACCCAGTATGACATCGATCATGGTCTCCCAGATGCGCACGACTTCAGCGCGGCTTTCTACTGGCTCCACAAGGGGCGCTGTCATGTTGTGGTCAGCCTCCCGTATCGCCTCAATGACTGCGCGCACTCGGGCCACCTCAAAGCGCCGACGAGCTTCTTCAAGCTCTTCCCAGGGAGGTGCCATGGGAAAGTTTCGGTAGCTCGCCTCGTAGCTGGCTTTTGCCGCCTTCTTGATCATGTTCATATTGCCAGCTCCCAGTGCAGGCTATTGCCGACTTCAACTTTACGGCAAAAGCCCTTTTTTACCAGTCTCCCCAGGGCGGCGGCCTCAGACGAGCTCGTCCGAACCCAATGGATACGAACGCCTTCTGTCTTTATGAGGCGCTTTAACGCCGTCCCTTCCATGTGTGTCAGTGCAGCCATTTCACTCTCCTTGTCGAGCGGCCCCTGGCCTGGGCCTGAGCTGGGCGGGGCCGCTCTTGGTTTGCGTTCATTAGCCCGCTCCATACACCGGCCTTGTCGGTGCGGTTGATCGGGCGGCTATGTCGGCATTCTTGGCAAAGTGGACCATCGCGGGCATGGTATGGCCAGGGCTCCACGGATGAAGCCAGCGGGACATATACCCAGGGTATTTCGAAAATTGGGCAGTGTGTTATCATGATCATTGTTCGTCGGACCCCTCAACGTAAAGCCTCTCCAGGAGCGCGAGGGCGTACGCCGGAGGGTGGTCATCAGTCTTCCCCTGCGCAAGCCACTGCAAAACCCTGCCCTCGGTCACTCTTTCGTCGTATTTCTTGATCGCCTTATTGAGCATGTGGGCGATGTCAACGGCCCCCAGGTCTCGGTCGGCTTTGATTTGGATTAAGTGCTCTGTTCTGGTCATTTTAATATACGCCCCAAAGCCCACACAAATGAGACCATCAGCGCCGAGAATACAGCGCACGCAAAAAACACAATTGACAGTGCGCGCGGCACTTCCCAGGGCAACAAAGCAAACACCACAGAGGCAAATCCTGAAGCTAAAACGATGCCTCCAAAGTATGAAACACCTAACTTTTCCTCATCTGTAAATTCCATACCTGCTCTCCATCTGGCTGCGTTCACTGCGATGCCTGCGATGGCCCATATACTCACATATCTGAATGCAGAAAACAACAGGAAAAGCGAACCTTTTGAGAATTATTTAGGGGGGATCGATGGCGCCGGTCAAAGCCGCCCTTGCCCACGCCCCAATATGCCAGGCGTAAGCTGGCGGAACGCTCTCCACAATCTCCGCTCTGGTCATCCAGTCAATACCCATGGCCTCGGAGAATGCCGCTGTGGTGTGCTTATCCTTGCGGTGGCGACACCCACCACCATGAACAGAGACAGCCTTACCCTCCTTCACCATGCCTCGGTAAGCCGTAGATTTGAGCGCCTGCACATAGAAATTTGTCTCGAACCACCGCTCGCGAATCACCTTCAGCCCATCGAACATGGTTCCGTCCAGTTTCAGAGTCGTGTTGAGCGGCGACCGTGGGACGTTCTCTATGACATACAGGGGGCCGGAGGCTTTCAGCTTCTCCCGGATCGGGGCAATAAGGTCTGGGTGGCGGTCCTTGTGCTGCGGCTTTGTCAGGCAAGAGTACCGCTGGCAGGGCGGGGATGCCCAGACCAGATCAAATCGACTGAAGTCAATCTGCATCACATCTGCCTGGATGAACGGGAACGGGTATCTTGGTTGTGGTTTGATATCCACCCCGACCACATCGAACCCGGCCAGATGAAGGCCCATGGCCGATCCGCCAGCGCAGCAAAATAAATCGAGAGCTATCATTTACCCCTCCTCAGTTCCGCCAGAACCACCTCAGGCCTCGCCGCAAGATGCGCCGGAACCCCCAGCGCCTGTTCCCCACAAATGGCACACACGCCCATTTCCAAACCCTGGAGGGTCTGGTAATCCCCGAGTTTCGTGAAGCATCCCCCGACGCCGGCATACGGAACGCAGACATGGAGGCCGCGCAGGATCTTCCGGCAGGTGTGGCACTCGCGGGCTTCCTGGCCGATCAGGGCGCAGTCGGGCGGACATGGGGCGGTCACAGCGGATCTTCCAGGGCTTTATCAATGGTACTTACCAGGGTCTTGAGCTTGACGTCTAGACTCTCGTCTGTTTTTGCTGGTTCTCCTCTTGCGCGCTCCATGTAGTCACGCACCTTTGTGCAGGTGGGATCGACGTGCAACCCCTCCACCAGGGCATCGTCTGAAATACGACTCGCCCCGCAGATGCACTCTTGCCGAAGTCCGGCCACCACTCTCTGTAGGCGCCCGATCTCGTTCGCGATCTCGTTCGCGCTCTCGTCCGCGGCCATCTTCCTGGCCCTTTCGACCCAGACATCATGGCAGCACTCAGGGCAAGGAACCCAGCGACTGGCGTGTTTACTTGGATGGTGCCCCTGGATCTTCGCGGACCCGTCACATGTACCGCACTTCATAGCCCCCCCCCACTTGCTGGGCATATCGGCGCGAAGATTTTTCACTAAATCATCCATCTAAGCCACCGACAACACAGCATGCGCGTTGCCTCGATTTATCGTGATGGCCGCACTGTCCCCGTCCAGGCGAAGGTGCATGTGCTTTCTGTTGATGAAGTAGCAGCGCTTCTCCCATGGAACGTCGTAGTCGTCCGCGTCGTCCATATCCCTAAAGTCCGGGTTCCAGATCACCGGCACACCATAGAAGGTGATTTCACTGTTGCCCGCTTCCATTATGCGCTCCGAGAAACCATGCGCGTTGAGCTGGCCGTAGGTGGTGAGCAGGAAGTTACGCATGTCGTCGATGAAATGCTTGCCCGCCATAATGAAGTCAGGGCGCCCGCCGTTGCGGATACAGGCCAGCCAGGCGGCATCCATCCTGGTGATCGTGTCGCCGGTGGTAGCGAGTCCGGTGGCGACATGGTTGCGCCACCACTCATTACCCGCTATAGAGCGGTCGATGCCGCCCACAACTCCAGTGGCGGGGCTCAAGGAAACCAGGCGCGCCAAGTCCGCCAGGGCGATGGCTTCATTAATATAAATGTGCCTCACGGGGAAGAATCGCGCCTGCTCGGTGGCGTCGCGCTTGTTATATGTCACCGCCCTGCTGCCGTTGAACCACTGGAAGTTGGTTTGGTAGCGGAAGCGCAACTCCTCAACAAAAGCGCCCCCCTCCCGTGGCTCTCCCTGCTTGTAGGCATGCCTCAGGGCGGCCATAAATACCCCACCCCCTTCCGGGAAAGGTGTGGGGGTTTGAGGTTTTGGGGTGGTTTCCGCCTGCCCCCCTGCACCATTAATGAACCCCCTCAGAGTGGACGACAGATCATTACTGCCCAAGCCGCTAAGAAGGACCTCTTTCCACTCATCAAGTGTCATGGTGGCCGTCATGGTGTACTTGGCCGGTCCTTGGCGTTCCTGCTCAAAACTAACACTCATTTAGCTCTCCTTCGTTGGTGTTTTCGCGGATGTCCCGCTTCTCCATCGCCCGATCATAAAGCCCCTGGTCCCTGTCATCACTCTCGCCATGGACATGGCTATCCAGGCGATGCTCCCACCCATGAAGGATCTCATCCAGGCCGGAGACCGCAGAGAGGGCAGCCAAGTAGGCCGGATCGTCCTTGTCGATGAAATGCGTCCTGGAGCTTACCAGAGCCTTACCAAGGATCTCCTGAATGGTCCATAGATCCTCCCGCCCAAGCTTCCCGGCCTTGGCTCTGCGGTGGAGCTCTTTCAGGAGGTCGGCGTCGGGAATAGACAGCATGCTTAATGGGTAAACTCCGACAGCTTCGTGGTCTGGGTGGCGATCCTGGAACTCCTCAACAGCGGCTTTTTCAGACTCTGCTGAAATGGAATAAGGGCAAAGCTTTCCAAAAAAGCTAGCTCTCCATATGACGACAAATACCCTCATAACCCACACCTTCCGGGATAGCCGCGCCTGAGCCGTGCGAGCAGGGCCGTCAACATGTCGGATTCAACCTGAACGTCGGGCTGCCGGTAGTGCAGTTTTGCCGATACCAGGGCGTGCTGAAACACAAGGACATCGTCCACCGTGGCCCGGTCCTCGTCCTGGGTGAAGCGGGTGGGCTTCTGGTAGTATTCGATGCGCAGGGGGTAGACGGCGTTTGGCGGCGGCCTAATTTCTAACCGCTGGCCTCGCTGGTAATTCAACGGTCTGGCTTCTTCCAATTCTTCAGCTGGCCATTTGTACATATCGGTCACTTCATGTAACCTGATCCAGCCAGCGGCATTGCGCCCACGATGGTAAATAAACACTTCCACGATACGTACCGGCTCGCAGTCGTCGGGATAATCGTAGAGGGTCTGACCGACGACGGTGACGATGTTGTCCTCAGCATTGTCCTCGGTGGTTTTCCGCAGCTCTTCGAAGTCGTACTGGTAGTACATGCCCTCTTGGGCCGCCTGAAGGAATTTGTTTAAGAGCGTCAGGTTTACGTTGGATGACACCCTGGTTCCGAAGCCAAGCCTGGCAGAAAGCTCTGTTCGCAGCTCCCTCAGGGTTCGTTTAAGTGGTAGGGCCATGGTCAAGGTTTCCTTTTCGTGCGGGTTAGATCTAGGGGCGCTTCTCTCAGCACCATGGGCGTCTTTTTGCGGAGGTAAAGCCACCAAAATACAGCGCATACGGCGCCAACAATAGCTAAGTAGGCTATAAACCCTACGGCTGCACCACCCATCATGGCGCCCTCCTTGTGATCCCGCAGCGCTGGCACTCTTCTGAGCCTTCAAAGGCCGGTACGCCCCACCCCTCAATCGGCATCCAGTCATGCAAGAACCAGCACTTGCGATTGCGCACACTTACCCTCATGCGCTCAAGGCGCTCTTTGAGTGGAGCGGGCTTTTTGATGGCTTTATTCATTTTTTTCCCTCCAGTGCCTTCTCCATCAGGCAGACAGCTTGATAATACTCGCTTTCTTGTCCGTATTTAGCAGCCACGGCTTTTTTTGCTTCCGGGGAAGGGCCCCAAAAACACCCGATCTGAAACATGACCCGATCTTCCCATTTGACCGCAAAAATAATACGGCCTTCATTGCCAAGAGGGCCGTATGATCGAATGCCTTTCGCGCCTTCCATGCGAGCACCTTCCAGGCGAGCGCCTGCCAGGCGAGCGCCTTCCAGGTCAGCGCCTTCCATGCTTGCGCCTACCAGGTTTGCGCCTACCAGGTTTGCGCCTTCCATGCTTGCGCCTTCCAGGTCAGCGCCTTCCATGCTTGCGCCTACCATGCTTGCGCCTACCAGGTTTGCGCCTACCAGGTTTGCGCCTACCAGGTCAGCGCCTGCCAGGTCAGCGCCTGCCAGGTCAACGCCTGCTCTGACCGCAGCTTCAAGGCATAACTTGACCGAACCGACTTCGGCCCCAAAAAGAACTTCACTTGAAAATGTTTTTATTTCGACCATGCCCGCCTCCCATTTATTTTTATGATTTTCTCTGCTGCCCCAACCATGCAAAATTATTTGCAGAGTGTCAAGCAAAAAAGTTTGCGTTCCCTGGGATATTTTGGTATCCATAGGGGCATGAAAAATGAAATGAAAAAAGCGCTGGAAAAAGCGGTTGTGATTCTCGGGGGGGTGGTTTGTATGGCGAGGGCGTGCGATGTCAACCACCAGAATGTGCAGTCATGGAGGAAGAGAGGCTGGCTTCCAGATGTAAAATGCAGGCTGGTCGAACTGCTTACCGGGGGCAAGGTCACGCGCTACCAGCTCAGGCCGGATGTTTTCGGGAAATCGTCAGAGGATTCCTTGCCATGAGTGACACAGGCAAGCTCAGGTCGCCGCTGAGGGACTTTGAGCTGTGTGGCCCATCAATCGGGTTCGTGACATGTGCAGATTGCATTAGGAACAGCAACAGGTACGCTATCGGGCCGAGAATGAATCAGACTTGGTTCGCTCCGGCAAAGTCCTGGGGTAATTGCCGATCCTTCGAAAAAGAACCAGAAAGTGAGGGGTGAATGGCCCAGAAAATCGCGCTCCACGATGCCGACCAAACAAGGTTCCCAAATCTAGCCTTGATGAAGCTGTCGGCATACCACAAGGCCCGAGGGCATGAGGTGGAGTGGTGGAATCCCATGGTTAGCTACGACGAAGTTTTTTCGTCAAAGGTTTTTACGTTCACGGATGAGGACGCCTATCTCCCTGGGTCGGCCAGGCGGGGTGGGACCGGGTACGGATCTCCAGAGGTTCTACTGGATGAGGTTGAGCACATCATGCCGGATTACAGCCTTTATCCCGATCTTGGTCACTCGGTCGGGTTCCTGACGCGGGGATGTAGCCGTAAATGCACATGGTGCGTTGTCCCGGAGAAAGAGGGAGGAATCCGCGCTCACGCCGACATCGATGAGTTCCTGGCCCACAAAGAGGTGGTGATGATGGACAACAACGTACTAGCCCACCCCCACGGCCTACAGCAAATAGAGAAACTGGGAGGAATGAGGGTCAAGGTCGATTTCAACCAAGGGCTTGATTACCGGATGATTGATGATGCGGTCGCGCGGCTCCTGGGGCGCCTGAAATGGCGTGATTTTATCCGGCTGGCCTGTGATGACTCAAGCCATATAGACGGCTTCCGGAGGGCGGTGGAGCGGTTGAGATGGCACAACGTCAATCCAGCCCGGATCTTCGTCTACATGCTGGTGAAGGACGTAGAGGAAGCGGTGGAGCGGGTGCGGTTTCTGAAGGGGCTTTACCTCCATCCCTTCGCCCAACCGTACCGGGGTCCGGACGGGGTGGTTGCCTCCCAGGAGGCGCGTGATTTTGCCAGATTCGTGAACCACAAGGCGACGTTTAAGAAAACCACATGGGAAGAATATAAAGCGAGGAAAAATGCCTAATTTTAGGATCACACCTTTCGAGCCGACCAAGGAACAGATTGCCGCGATGACAGTAGAGCTGAGGGATCATTATGGACTTGATCTCTGGCACCGACCGGATGCACTCCGCGCCGCCTACCAGGCAGGGCTTGGCGCGGCCCCTGACTCTGATCATGTCCTGGTCCCCAAAGAGCTGATCCAGAAGATTGTCAACCGGGACATGTCATCCCCAAGAAGTGAGCTTAGGGCTCTGATGGCTGAGCTTGGCGGGCTTCTTTTCGAAGAGGAGGGTAAGACATGATTGAGCGAGTAGCAGAGGCGCTATGGAATGTGACAAATCCGCATGTCGCCTACAAGGACGCGCCGGAGAGTGACAAGGCATGGCTTCGAGCTGAAGCCCGCGCCGCCATCTTCGAAACCCTGACCTTCACGGCAGAAAACGGAATGAAGGCGGCGCTGATCGGGGAGTTCCATGAGTACGTCGCCATCCAGTGCCCTGAATGCTCTTCTGAGCCGGAGCCAAACGAAGGCTGCGAAACCTGCCATGGGGTCGGTGAGTGTCGGGAGCGGGTCGGGGTGAGCTGGACAACCATCAAAGCCATCGCGAAGGCTGCGCGGGAATACGCGCTGCCACAGAAGGAGGTAAAACCATGATGGGCCTGGAAGAGATCAAAGAAGAGGCGCTGGGGATTTTCAGAACCAAAGGGAGGGAAGAGGCTATGGGCTCACTGATTTCACGGTCTCAGGGGAGGTTTGGGACTAGTGTTGAATTGCAGGCTGTGCACATCGCCGTTTATGGGGGCGCCTCGCCCATCAGCTTGATTGAAAGCTTCATCAATAATGTGGAATTTCAACACGCAGAAGAGGGGGAATAATGTCATCACTCAATCTAGCGCAGCTCATCGGCAACCTGGGCCAGGACCCAGACGTGCGCAGCATGCCCAACGGAAAGGTGGTCGCCAACCTGAGCGTGGCGACGAGCGAGTCGTGGAAATCAAAGGAGACCGGGGAGCGCAAGGAAAAAACAGAATGGAACCGGGTGGCTGTCTTCGGCCAGTCCGCAGACTTTGCCAGCAAGTACCTGAAAAAGGGTAGCAAGGTCTACGTCGCGGGCAAGCTTCAAACCCGCAAATGGACCGACAAGCAGGGCGCTGACCGCTACACCACGGAGATCGTGGTCCAGGACTATGGTGGGACGCTGATGTCGCTGGAGACTCGATCTGCTGCCAAGGGCGCGGGCGGCGCCCAGCAGGATCATGATCATGCCCCCAGCTTTAACGTAGACATCCCATTTTAAGGAGAGGGTGACATGTTCGTTATTTTAAAATCAACCTGCAAGTCAACGGTGACCTTAATCGGGCCGTATGCGTCAAGGAAAATCGCCAACAGAGTGGCCCTAAGACTTGGGACTGCTTCAGTGAAAAGCAAGTGGTATTCTTTATTTGAAGTTAAGGCCGTAAAAGCCCCGAAAGGCCCGGAAGTGGTGCGATGATACCACTGGGACACATCCTTTATTTAACAGCAGCAAGGATAGAGCACATGCCACCACTTAACCACAATCTTTATCTGATCGCATCTGGGTTCGCTGGGATCGCCGAAGGGGTGATAATGGTGCTTTCTTTGGGGTTCTGCGCGCCTCAATTATCTTACGGTCTAATGATGTGGCATATGGCCCACCAGCCTGGAGAGAATAAGGTATGAGCCACGAGGAGGATGTAGCCGATAGGCTGAAACAGAGAGCCAGGAGGCTAGACTTTACACCAAGGATTGATCAATCAACGGAGAGAGAAATGAGCAAGCAAGCAGGAAGCGTAATCGCCGACCAGCTGGACCAGTACGTCCAACGCTACGAGCGCCTGGATGTAGAAAAAAAGGACATCACCGGCGCCCAAGGGGACTTAAAACACGAACTCACGGCCAACGGCTACGACCCGAAAGTCTTCATGGAGCTGATCCGGATCCGGAAGATGGACCCTGGCGTGGCGGCTGAGCGGGGCTCCCTCCTGGATCTCTACAAAAACGCCATGGGCATGGGCTGAGGGTCGTCGTCGTTTAAATATCAGAACCAACCGAAAAGGAAAAACAATGCAGAACAAACAGAACACCAAGACTGACATGTTGTGGAATCTGGCCTACGGGCTGGCCATCATCATCGGTGCCGCCCCCCCCTGCCCCTCTTCTGGAGCACTTCGCTCCTCAACTAGAAAGGAAGAGCAATGAACAACAATCAAACTCATGTCTTTGACGTAGTTCGCCCCCACATCACCCTGAAGAAGGCTATGTCTGGCATCCTTGGGCTCATCACTCTCATCACCCTCCTCGGGTGTTTCTACACCGTCCCTGAGGGGCATATCGGCGTTTTGACCCGCTTCTCCAAGGCAATAGGCCAGGTCGAGCCAGGCCTACACTGGAAGGCCCCGTTCATTGAATCTGTCCTTGAGGTAGATGTAAGGACCCGCAAGAACCTGGAGAAAATGTCTGTGGCGACGGCGGAACAGATGCCCTCGAACGCCGCCGTGAGTGTAAACTGGAGTGTCCCCGCTGGGGAGGTTTTGGGACTCTTCAAACAGTACGGGTCCCTCAGTCAATTTGAGGCCAAGATCCTTGACCCTCGGGTCAGGAATGCAGCCAAGGAGGCTGTGGCAAAATACACCGCCGAGCAGATCATCCGAAACAGGGAGATCGTCGTTGGAGACATGCGGGAATCTCTGATCAAGCACCTTGAGGGATTCGTGGTCACCATTCACAGTGTCCAGCTTGAGGATATCAAATTCCCCGCGTCGTACACCGGCGCCGTGAATCAGAAACAGATCGCGCTTCAGGACGCCCAAAAAGAAGAGCATAAACTGACCAAACAGAAGTTCGTGGCTCAACAGAGAGTTCAAACGGCTGAAGCTGAAGCGGCAGCGGAAGTGGCGAGAGCTACGGCGGAAGCTTTTGCGATTGAGGCCAAGGCCAAAGCTGAAGCGGCTGCTATACGGATGAAGGGACTGGCAGAGGCTGCCGCCATTAAGGCAAAAGCCGCCGCTCTAAAGTCCAACCCTCTGATCATTGAACTGACCAAGGCGCAGCAATGGAACGGCACCGTCCCGACCATGATCACCGGTGGAAACACAGGATTCCTGATGCAGGTTCCAGGACTGGTGGGCAGCAAAAAATAACGGCGTGATGTTGGACTAGAGCCTCCCAAGGACGGAGGCGCAGTTCCGGCAAGGATGCCTCCCAGGTGCGAACTGCGCCAATCAGCCCCGGCCCGCCCTGCCAAAGGACAAGGGTCGGGGTTTTCTTTTTAAACTGAGGAGAGATGATGAAGGCCAGATTCAAGTTTACCAACCCGGACGAGATGGAAGCAGAGATGGTTCTCCAGATGACGTTGGGAGAATGGAAGCGTTTGCGTGGCCAATTATCAGAGAGCCGCCACCACCACCCATCAGGCCAGCTCCATGATTCAGTCGCTAGCCTTGTTAAGGGATTCTCTGCGCAGTATGAGCTGGCGGGATCCAGGACGGAACTGGTGACACCAGAGGATGAGGGGGCCTGACCATGGAGCGCATGTCGTCCGTCGACTACCTAAAGGCCATCAAGAAAGGCAAGAAGAACAAGTACAACGCCAAGCGGACGATAGTGGACGGAATAAACTTCCCTTCAGAGCTGGAGGCGTCCTATTATAGCCATCTGAAGATACGCGTACTTGCCGGAGAGGTTCTTTACTTCCTCCGGCAAGTGCCGTTCCACCTACCGGGCGGCGTCAAGTATGTGGTCGATTTTATGGAGATCCACGCCGACGGGTCGGTTCACTACGTGGACGTCAAAGGGAAGGAGACTAGAATGTTCATAACGAAGAAAAAGATAGTCGAGGCGCTCTACCCGGTGGAGATAGAGGTGGTTAAGCGACTACCCTAGCCCTTATGGGCGCTCCTGGGCATTGTCGAAGTGGTGTGGTTTAGTAAACTCCTCCCAGATCTCTGACCCCTCTATGAACCTTAAGGTGTCCTCGTAGGCCAGCTTGAAGCACGGGGCGTCATCCTGACCAGCTTGGCGGATTCTGATATTGAGGAACTCTTTTACCTCTTCGGCTGTCATGTTTGCATCAATTCTGGTCAAGCGGTGAGTCTCAAACCCCCTTCGGCTTCCCGAAAAGTGTTTGCTTGAGGAATTCCAGGGAGCATTGGGAGCAGCGCCTTCCCGGGTTGTCCATGGGGCCTCCGCAGTCCGGGCAGATCGGGGGCTGTTTTACTGGCTTCATTGGAGCCCCTCCCCCTCTTCAAAGTCCAGCTCGATCTTTTTGCAGGCAATGCGATCTGGTCCAGCATTATCGTCGGCCCACTCCTTGCTCGATGCCACAATAACAATCTCTCCTCCCCTGTATATATTCAACCACACCGTCCGCTCGAAGCGCGACTTTATTTCGATCAGGTCGTGGTGGTGGTCGCCCACCCCCTCTGTGTGCGTGCCGCCAGGTTGGTGGGTATGGGTGATCCCGTTTTTAGCCATAGAGATAACCGGGGCGTAGGGTGCGCAGGGCCGATCAACACAAAGAACTCTGGCTACCTCTCCGTTGCGATAACGGTATTTTTTGGCGATGTCAATCATTTGCTCTCTCCCCTGGATTTGGCGATGGCGTCGCGCGCCATTTCGTAAATAGTATTATCCGGCAGATACTCACATTTCAAGGCTTCAATCCGATAATGGCGGCAACCTGGCGCAACTGATCCACAGAAGCACTCTGAAGTGATTCGGTGATTCTGTGTCGATGGCCCTCCACCCACACATCGTCCTCCTTCACCTTGTCCGTGAAGATCATGGGGTGGGCTAGGGACTCGCCTCTTTTTTCTCGGAAAGGATCTTTTTTAGGCACCTTGAACAGCTCATAATCAGCTCTAGGCGCTGCGATAATCCATGAACGACTGGTCTCTCCAGGCACAACCACAGGGTAATATTTTTCGGCGTAAATAGGCATGCCTCGGTATACCCCTGGAGGAACCTCGGCGTAGATACGCCGGTTGCCGTCAAACGCCCAAAACTCGGACCCAACTTTGATTTTTTCGCTCATTCCACTCCCCTTGCTTTCAGTGCTATGATGCATTTGGCCAGGATGATGTCCTTGTGCTGCTCACTGGCCCCTAGGCCCCCCTCACGGCGCGGGTACGCCTTAGCCGCCCACCCGCCTCTCCATAATTCAAACCCTGACCAGAACCAATCATCCAGCAGAAGAGACCAGGATTCGTCGTGGGATGTGGTGTAGGGGATGATGTCCCCCCAGCCCTTTCCTGTCGGACCGTTGGACCATTGCGCCCCGCCGTTACGCCTGTAGAGCTTAGCATCCTCCGGCACCTCCCCAATCGCCTTCGCCACGGCCAGGGAAAGCTCTGCCGAGCCTGCCTCAGCGGCCTGGAGTTCTTCGATTATGGCCATTTGCGCTGTCTCCTTTTTTATGCGCCTTGCTGAGGTGGGAATCGGCAGGTCCAACACTTAGAGGATTCATATTCTTCCTTTTGCTTCTCCGCGAACTCACGCCCAGTGAAGAAGTAAAGCCCCCTATGCCCGCAGGAGTGGGTAACGTCCAGGGTGACTCCAAGACCATCAGTCCGATTGGTAATCGTGGCTTCTTCGCTCATATCGTGCTCCCATTGGTCTGAAATAATACAAAATCAATAGAGGTGGGCGGGTGGCTGGCAGCCATCGCCTATTATCAGGACCGCATCCCCCTTGCCAAAGGGAGGGCGGCAGCCTTGCGTTCGCGGGTCTCTTTGAGGTACGTGAAGACCGCATTCAATCCGCTCAAGACGGAGCCGTTTAACCCAGGTCTGTTCTCCACTGTCTTTCCATGGGCACTTTACAGGCGCCGCCCACCTCTATTGATTCTGTTTGGCTTTTTTGACCGCCACAAGGAAGTCAGGTGGAGCGCCTGTTTTGTGGGTAAAAAGGCCGCCATACGACGTAGATAGAGCAAAGCAGTCTGGGCACTGAAGCCAGAACCCATGCATCCAGATAGTTTTGCCGCAGTTTCTGCATTGGCAGACTGGGACTGCCTCTTTTTTCTGTCCTGATGTCATGATCCCCCCTCCACCGCGTTAAGCGCCTTTTCCACAGCTTCGCTCATGGCGTCGAATGATGAATCATCATGGCAGCCTGCGCTATTGTAGCTCCGGGTCGCTTTGACCGCTTCCAGGAGGAGGGGATGCTCCGCCACCACCTCCTCCAGCAAGTCCACGGCATTGAACTGGCTCTTGAACATTCCTTTGGTCTTGATGTCGTCCAGCTTCTCTTGGTGGGTCATATTGTGGTCCTCTCCAGATGAATCTCGGCCATCCATAGGGCATGTTCCCCAGTCCTGTGGAAGACCTACGGGGGGGTTCTTTGGGTCAAAGCGGGCGCTCAACACCTGTTCCCTGGTAAGATTGATAGAGTCAGTGAAATCAACCCCAGATATATCAGCACCTTCAATATCTGTTTCGAGGAAATCAGCCCCACGGAGATCGGCGCCATGAAAATTACACCCCTGGAACTCTAATCTGAAAAAGTCCGCGTTTTGGAAATCTACATTTTTCCCGGCAGGATTGAATTTGAGGGCAGTTATGACCAGCGCCTGTATGTCAGCTTTAGGCTGTCTACTGCCAGGGATGTTTCTGCGGTTACGCTCAGGCCGACTCATCGTTCGCTCTCCAGTTGGTGTCGATGCCCTCTACTGCCACCTAAGATAAGCCAACTGAAGAGAGACTGCAAGGGAAAACTTTCAGTTGCCTGAACCTATAAAATAGGGTATACATTAAAAATGAGCTTACAAAAAAGGATTTACACGCATTTCGGGGGGGCTGAAGGCCTCGCCAAAGCACTCAAAATCTGGCCGTCCGCTATTTCAATGTGGAAGGGACGAATCCCAGACGCCAGGGCTTACCAGATTGAAAGCCTCTCCAAGGGGGAATTCACTGCGAAGAGTATTATAGCCGCCAAGAAGAGGGCGGACAAGAAGGCTATTGAGATGATGCTTGTGGCCGCCAGAGAGAGGGCAGCAAAGAAGGCTTCGGCGCTGGAGGTATCAGATAATGCGTGAGTATGGCGTCGTGTTCCACAGCTTCTGGACAAAGCCAGAATTGAGAGATTTGAACGATTTTGAAAAATTGCTCGCACTCTACCTGCTCACAGGACCACACACGACAGCTATCGGAGTGTTCAGGATTCCAAAAAGCTATATAGTTGAAGACCTTAGGGGGTCATTGCAAACTGTTACGAAAGGGTTGAAGAACCTTTCCGAAACCCTGTTTCTCGGCTATTGCTCTCACTCATCAATGGTTTTCCTCCCCTCATTTTTAAAATATAACCCGCCGCAAAACCCAAACCAGAGAAAAAACCTGCTAAAACTGTACGAAGCCATACCGAAAAACTTCTCTTATTTCAAAGAGTTGCAGGTTATTTTGGGGCGGTTTGACTGCCCTGTGAACATCCCTGAAAACAAACCCTTTCAGAACCCTTTACAAACCCTTTCGAAACCAGGACCAGGACCAGGACCAGGACCAGGACCAGAAGTAACAGCATTGTCGGGCAAGCCCGACGCCGGGGCCGGGGGGAATTCCTCCGCTCTCTATGCTGAAGTTTTTGAACACTGGCAGAAAACCATGGACCACCCAAAGGCAAACTTCGATCCGAAGAGAAAAGCCCTCATCAAGACGGCACTGGGCTGGAAGTATTCTGTCCAAGATCTCAAGGACGCCATCACAGGATGCTCGAACACACCCCACAATGTCGGAATGAACAAACAGGGGACGCGCTACGACGGCCTGAACGTGATTTTGAAAGACGCCTCCCAGATTGACCGCTTCATGGCAAATTTTCAAAACCCTCCCCGCCCGATGTCGGAAGCGGATCACCGGACCCACACCAACAAACTGGCTGGGCAGGAATTTATTGATGACGTATTGAGGGGCGAGAAATGAACGGCCAGGATGTGAAAGCATTCACAGAAATGATCCAAGCCCTGTCAGAGGTTTACAAAAACCCTCTCAGCAAGTTCGCCATAAAAATCTATTGGAATGCTCTGAAAGGCTACCCCCTTGAAAGCCTCCTGAAGGCCGGGGAGAGCCTGGCGAAGTCGCTGAGGTGGATGCCAAAGCCAGCGGATTTTGTGGAGGCGATTGATGGGGGGGTCGGGGACCGATCAGCCCATGCTTGGCACAAGGTCAAAAGGGCAATTGAGGATGTGGGCGCCTACCGGTCGGTGGTGTTCGACGATCCGTTAATCCACGCCACCGTCATGTCAATGGGGACGTGGCCTGAGATCTGTCGCACACCGATCAAGGAGCTGCCTTTTGTCGCCAAGAGGTTTGAGAGCACCTACCGGGCCGCCGAACAGAACCCCCCAGAGAGCCACCAGGGCAAGCTGATCGGGATATCGGACGGGGGCAACATGGGGAGGCACGATGGCCACGTGAGGCCACCAGTCATGATCGGAGACGTGAAGAGGGCGGCAGAGGTTTTGAGGATCGGGGAAATCGGGGGAGGTGGTGGGCACCGCTCCTTGCCCGGGTCTCTATTGGGTGGGATCGGGTGATGGGCTTGGAAGACCGCAGGACAACGAAGGAGATGGAGAATGTATAGTTTGCCGGAAAAACAGGAGTACGATTATCACTGTGACAGCGACTCCCCCCATATGACGGTAACATTCCGCATTGACGGTGACAGCCCGCCAGAGTGGATGGAGGAGTTTATGAAATCATTAGTGACCCGCGCTCCCCTGCCACGCGGCGGGGCGACTGTAGAGGCCGTGGCGAGGGGTCGGTACATGCATCGGGATGAAAGGCCGCAGGATGACAACGAAGGAGAGAGAATAATGGAAACAGAAGTACGTCTTGGAGCTGTCGCGGTTGGCCTGGAGACGCTCGGGGAACATATTGACGCCCGAGTCGTTCGAAACGCCGCCGAGGAGATTGAGGAGTTGAGGGCGAAGAATGTTCAGATGAGGGAGGCGTTGGACATGATCGCCAGCATGGAACCGTGGACGGCAGAACGCTACCAAGCCATAGCCCGAGCCACCATGAGGGCTTTGGAGGGGAAGAGATGAGCGATCAAATCGTAAAAATTAACGGCTTTAGTTTTTCGGTGCTCAGCACTGTGGCCGATGAGATTGAGGGGTTGAGGGCTGAGCGGGACCAGGAAAAAGGGATGATGGAAGAAGTTGCGACCCTTCGGGACCAATTCGCCATGGCGGCGCTGACTGGTTATTGCGCTTCGGGTTCTGAGTCAGGGAGGCCTCTCGTATATTTGTCTGAACTTGCCTACGAGCAAGCCGACTCCATGATGATCGCCATGAAGAGGGAGAGGGAGTGAGGTGATGCGGAATGAGTCGATAAAGCGTTTCGTGTGGTTCACCTGCCTCGTGATATGCGCGCTCCCGGTCTGGGCGCTATGGCTCGCGCTCCGGGGAATTGCGCACTTTGGCGAGAGTTTGGGGTTTTGGATGGATCGGCGCGATCCCCCCTTTCCGGGGTGGGGGTTTTTCTTCAAAGACTGAGGAGGAGGTTATGGCTGGGTGTCTTGCGTTTTTGATCTACTGGTTTTTCGCAGGCGTTGATGGCGCCGGCCTGCTGATTCCTTGGTACGGGAGCATTCTTTTTATCTGAAAAATAGGAGATACAGGTGATTGCTTTACTTCACAAGCTATATTCAATGCCGGAATGGTGGGACGAGAAGTGTGAATCTGTTCCGGTCAACGGGCATCTGGTGATTCGTCGCCATGACAAGGAACCTCATTATTTTGACGACGCCTACGCTGAGTGGCTCCCCCTTTCAGGGCTGGAGAATGGGCTCCCTTTGGTATGAGTGAGGCTATGGACAAAATCAGAGAAGACCTGAAAAAGGCTTCGGATCAGTGCGGATTCTTACTCTCCCATAAAGACCCTGTTGTGCGAGGTTTTGCTCTGGGCGTGATGGCAGCTTTGGTCTACCTCAATGGGGAGAGTGGTGGCGTTTACCCCGACCTCATTTTGGGCGCTGACGGTGAATGGTATGGGACAGATTCCAAAGGAGGGTGAGATGAAAGAGTTCAAAGTTGGCGACCAGAGAAGAGATCGCTGCCAAGTCCCTGGGAGAGTAATCAGCGAAGGCCTGAAAAAGAGACGCGAGGTGTGGAACCGGGAAACGTGGATCGTTGCCGGACACCCTGGGAGAGTAATCAGGTTTGCAGCAGTTCCAAAAGTAGGGATGGAGGGGGTAGTATTCCTCTATGCCCACCTCACCGTGAAGGCCGAAGAGATTAGGGATAAAACCCCATGGTGGCAGCACAAGAAGAAGGCGCGGCGGGCAGAAAATTACAAAAGGATCGCCGAGAAGTACAAAGGCCTCTGGACGGTAGAGTGGGCTTAATTTTATAAGGAGGGGATATCAGCATGGGTCAGACGAATAAAAAATGCAACCGGTGCGAGAAGCCCGCGACCCAATACGCCATGCGCGAGAAAGAATGGGTCTGCGATATCCACATGTGCGACGCATGGAAAGAACGGCGGGAGGCTGAAGAGGCTGCTGTCTTCTTTCCCTCCGCAGATGATTTCAAATAGGAGGGTTAGATGAGAAAATTCAAAGTTGGCGACAAAGTGGAATGGACATCCCAGGCGAGGGGGCGCTCAAGGAAAAAGAAAGGAAAAGTGGTTGCTATAGCTCCGCCTGCCCCAGTGGAATGCTGGGTGATGCCATACCTTCGACATTACAAGCCGAAGGGGTTCAGTCGTGGGCGTGAAATGTTCGACGGCGCCCTCAGGAAAGAGGAAACGTATTTGGTTGAGGTCCAGAAGGGCGGTAAAGCCATGCCGATACTCTACGCCCCCCGGACCACCCACCTTCGCCTCGTGTCGCGATAAAGGGTAAATGTGAAATAAAACATATGCATTGACTTTGTGTGTTGGCCCTGTATACAATGTCTCGACACAGCGAAATGCGGAGCATGACTGGGTGTACGGCCCTGACGGCAAATCAGACACCGCTGTGTTCCGGGTCACTCCCGGAGTCCACCTCACCTCCCGGTCAAAACTCTCGGAGGTGAGGCGGGACACATTCCTTGGCCTTCCGCCTCCCCTCCCTCTCCGGGCGGAAGGCTTGTGGCGCCCCCGCACGCCGCCGCAGCCTGTAAAGCTGTCAGGCGGCGGGGGCAGCCCAATAAAGCAGACAGAGGAACCCATGCAGTATCCCCGCACCACCGCATTGCATGATTCCATCGCCAAACTGAGGCGTGAAGGCGAAACCGTCAAGAGAATCACCTCCTTTGTCGTCTGGGGTATCACCCTGACAATCCTCCCTCCTTTAATGTTCTTTGTTGTCAGACAGCCATGTGTTGTCGCGACTATTGGAGCCTGGTTTTGAGCGATAAAGCCTGTGAGGAGTGTTGCTGGTTTCATGATGCTGACTTTGAGCGGTGGAATGAATGCCGTAGGCTGCCGCCAGCACAAGGAGACATGCCAGGAGGGTATGGTACAGGAATGCGCGCATCATGGCCCATTATGTCCCCAATGGAATGGTGTGGAGCATTTGAAAAGAGACCTCCGGGGGAGGCATGAGCGAGCCAATGGACGAGATGGTCAGGGAGCTTCAGGAGAACCTTCGTTCCCTTGAGTCCTTGAAAGCAAAAACAGAGGAAGCCAGGCTTAAGGCGAGACTAGAGCTATCCAGGATTATAAGGGAGTGCTGCGGAGATCCTGATGCGGCGCACGTTTTGGCTGACGTGGCGCTAACATCCCTCCTGAGGGATCTGGGCCTTGGAGATGTCGCTGACGCCTTCGAGTCAATCGGCAAGTGGTATGCTTGAGGCGGGATCTTATGGCTGGCGGTAGGCCGACCAAATATAAAGAGGAATTCGCGGATCAAGCAAGGAAACTTTGCCTGCTCGGAATGACCAACGAAAACCTTGCATCATATTTCGAGGTGAGCCCCTCCTCTATTGACATGTGGCTGACAAAACACGATCACTTTTCAAGTGCCGTAAAAGAAGGGCGCCAACTGGCAGACGCAGATGTTGCCAATTCACTCTTCCGTAGAGCAGTAGGGGCGGTCGTCCCTGAGAATAAGGTTATTTGCCATGAGGGCATATTTACGACCGTCCCAACCGAGAAGCATTTCCCCCCAGATACAGCGGCTTGTATTATTTGGCTGAAAAACCGTCAGCCCGGCAAGTGGCGGGAGAAGCCCTCTGATCATGATGGTGACGATGACAAGGTGAAGAGGTTCAACGAGCGCGCAAAAGATCTGAAGGATCAGGCCAATGCTGACGGGTAGGCTTGCGCCTCTTAGGCCTCACCCTGAGCAACAGCGGCTTATGCGGTCCAATGCCCGCTTCAAGGTTGTTCCTGCTGGTAGGCGATCTGGCAAAACTGAAATCGCCAAGCGTATTCTTGTGCGCGAAGGGTTTAATGCGTACCACCCTGACGGATGTAGATTCTTCGCAGCAGCACCCACCAGAGACCAAGCTAAATCGATCTACTGGGACGACCTAAAAAAGATGGTCCCCCGTGATTTCCTTGACGAGGCGCCCAGGGAATCAACTTTATCTTTGACCCTCCTGAACGGGAACCAGATACACGTTTTAGGCATGGATAAGCCTGAGCGGGTCGAAGGCAGCCCATGGGACGGCGGCGTGCTGGACGAGTACGCCAACATGAAGGCAAAGACATGGGGGGCGCATGTTCGCCCCGCCCTTGCAGATCGGAATGGGTGGGCAATATTGCTCGGCGTGCCAGAGGGTAGGAATCATTATTTCGACACCTACCAGCGCGCCCAGATCACTGAAGACTGGGACACCTTCACATGGCCTTCATCGGATATCCTTCCCGCCGAGGAAGTGGAAAGCGCCCGCCGTGATTTGGATGAGTTGACTTTCCGCCAAGAGTACATGGCTGATTTCGTCTCTTTCCACGGCGCGGCGTACCACTCTTTTGATCGGAACATCCACCTCGACAAACTGAAATACGACCCCCGCGCCCCCCTGGTATTCTGCTTCGATTTCAACGTTGCCCCCGGAGTGGCGGCGGTGTGCCAAGAGCAGACCCTGCCCAACAGCCTGGAAGGGACTGGCGTCATTGGAGAGGTTTGGATTCCCAGGAACAGCAACACCCCCGCCGTTTGCCGGAAGCTGGCATCTGATTGGGGCGATCACCACGGAGAGGTTGTGGTCTATGGTGATGCCACAGGCGGCGCCCGGGGAACGGCCAAGGTATCCGGATCTGACTGGGATCTTGTGAGGCAGGTTCTTCATCCAGTATTCGGCGACCGGCTGACGTTCAAAGTCCCCCGGTCAAACCCCCGAGAACGGCAACGACTCAACGCCATAAACTCCCGGCTGAAGTCCATGAGCGGGGATGTCCGGATGATGATCGACCCGGTGAAGGCGCCCCATGTCGTGAAGGATATGGAGGGGGTTAAAATTCTCGAAGGATCGGCGGGAGAGATCGACAAAAAGTCCACCCCGGAGCTGACCCACATCTCTGACGGCCTTGGCTACTACGTCCAGAAAGAGCACCCATTGCGCGGGCAGAAGCTGAAGCCTGTAAATCATCGGTGGAGTTGATATGCCTCACATAGACGACATCACCGACGAGCACCCAGTCTACACGGACAACAAAGTCCAGTGGGAGTACCTGCGTCGGTCGTTTAATGGTGGCAATGAGTATAAGGAGGGATGTTACCTCTTCGAGTATGAAAAAGAAGACCCCGTCAGTTATAAAAAAAGGCTGGACAACACCCCCCTGGAAAACCATTGCAAGGGGACCATACAGGTCTCCCAGTCGTTCTTGTGGCGCGTCGGGCCTGTCCGTGACTTAGACTCCTTGAAAGAAGACCCGGTCGCCCAAGATTTCCTGAATGACGCTGATTTTGACGGGTCGTCTTTAAATGCGTTCATGCATAACGCCTCGACATGGGCCAGCGTCTACGGGCATGTCTGGATCGTCGTTGACCGCCCATCTGTTGACGCTAAAAATGGAGCGGAAGAGATCGCCGTGGGCGTTCGTCCCTACTCTATGATGTTCACCCCCGAGAGGGTGACAAATTGGAGGTACGAGAAAACCGGATCAGGGATGATGGAGTTGGCACTCCTGGTTATTATCGAGGACGAGACCGCGGAGGCTAAATTCTTCAGAGTATGGACACCAGAGACGATCTCCCTTTGGAGGGTTGAGACTGGGGAAGCAAAGGGGGGTGTTGAGAATATCCCGACCCTGGAAGGGCCAGAGATCCCCAACCCCCTGGGCTACATCCCCGCAGACCCCCTTTATGCCCAAAAGTCAGACACCAGGGGTAAGGGCGTGTCAGATATTGGCGACATAGCAGACCAGCAGCGGTCGATTTACAATTGCAACTCTGAAGTAGAGCAGGCGATACGTATTGAGGTTCACCCATCATTGGTTGTAACCCAGGATGTCGCAAACAATTCGACATCTGGCGCTGGCAGTATGGTCATTATTCCAGAGGACATCGATCCACATTTAGTCCCCCGATTGCTCCAGGTTTCAGGATCAACTGTTGACGGCATCCTGGCCAACATCAAGAGGACAGGCGAGACGATTGATAAAATGGCCCACATGGGCTCTGTCCGAGGGACTGCTACAACTGAGCAATCAGGAATTGCCAGGAAAATGGAATTTCAGCTTCTTTCAGCCAGCCTCTCCAAAAAGGCCGACCAGCTTGAGTTGACCGAGGAGCATATGTGGCAGTTCTTCGCGGACTGGCAGGGGCAGAAGTGGAACGGTGTGATTGATTACCCTGATTCGTTCGACCTGACAGACGCAGACGCAGAGCTCGACCTCCTGATGAAGGCGTCGGCGGCAGGGGTAGAATCAGACACGTTGAGCCGGGAGATCGACAAAAAGATTGCTGAACTGATCGTAGAGGGCGAGGTTTTGGATTCTGTCAATGTGGAGATAGACGCCGCCCCGATTGATGAGCTTGACGCCCTGACGGAAGATCTGGCCGATGCCGATCAATCGTGAGTTTGTCAAACTGCTCGGGGACGACAGGCAGCGCCTGCTTGACATCACTCGCCGCGAGCACCAGACGCAACTTGACCGCGTTCTGTCTGCGATTGAAGCAGAGACTATCTCCCTGGCCGCAGCACTCCCCCTGAAGGATGGGAGGCTGTTTGACGCGCAGGCAGCGATTGATTTTAGGCTGAGCTTGAGGAACGTAATCGGCCAGGAGATTAAGGGGTTCCAGAGGGACATGGACCCCGGGTACACCCAGGCAGTGAGAACAATTCTGTCGCAGCAAGGCCAGCTTGATCTTCCGGATCTTCTGACCACGGCGCAGCGGGACACGATCCGCCGCCTCAAAACACTCCACTTTCAAGGATTTGATGATGTGGCGCAGGCTTTTCAAAGTCAGATGGTCAAGCAGGTTTTTGATGCAACGCTGCTCGGGACACGCCCAGCTGTGCTGATGCAGGATCTGTCCAAGACCATCCAGGGCGTTTTCTCTTTGGCGGATACTGAGGAGGCTGCGGAGCTTGTGGAGTTCATCAAGGACAATCGTGAAGACCCTAGCATGGATGTTCAGGTGGCCGATGCGGCGAAAAGAATTCACACCCTGGGACGAGATATCCTCGGGGTGAACATGCGGAGCCGTACCAATCAAATGGTGTTCGACTCCCTGTTCCAGTTTTCGGCGCAAGCGTCAGCCGAGATCGCCAAGGAAACCGGCCTGAATCATTTCTGGTACAGGGGCGCAATCCGCAAAACCTCGCGGAAATGGTGCAGGGATCATGTCGGAGACGTTCTGACCAAGGAAGAAGTAGACGGATGGCGCGACTTCAACTGGCAGGGTAAGGCGCCGGGAGATCCAATGATTGTTCGGGGCGGGTACAATTGCCGCCATTCTTTTATCCCGGTCGATCCTGACTGGCTGAAGGCTTGATATGGGAAATCGTCCACCAAAAGTAAAGCTCAATAAGCACGAACCACTCCGAGACCAGTACAGCGACGGCACTGGGTCGTATTGGGGCGTCGCCAAACTTATCGATGACACCAAGGACCTGAAGCCTTTCGACGCTCCTCTAGCCTCGCTCGATTTAAGTGGTGAGATTTGGGATGGCTACAACATGGTAGGTCTTGCGCGCCACTGTAAAAGGGTCGCCGACGCAGATCTGTCAAAGCCAATCATTATTGCGTGGAATGGGTCAGTTGCAGATGGGCGTCACCGTATTATCAGGGCGTTAATCGAAGGGAAAAGGACTATCAGGGCAGTCCGTATGCTGTGGAGGCCAGGCCCATGCGGAAGCGATAAATAGCACAACAAGGCAGCCAAATCATAACCCACGGCGGAAGCCGGGAACCACCACTCGAAAGAGGGAAGAAAAATGGAAACCACCGACGCAACCACGGCGGAAGCCGGGCAAGACCAGAAAGAGAAGACGTTCACCGAGGCAGAAGTCAATCAGATGATGACTGACCGATGGAAGAAGGAGGCGAAGCAGTCTTCAATTGATGCCACTGAATTCAACAGGCTGAAGGAGGCTGAGGAAGCCAGGATCGAAGAGGATCAGAAGAAGCGCGGCGAGTACGAGGCCATCATCAAAGGCCACGCTGAGAAGAATGGCGCGCTTGTCTCAGCCCTGCGGGAAGAGATCCGGGCGCAAAAGGTGGACGGCGCAATCATGACCGCAGCGACCAGCGGAGACGCAGTGTCGCCTGATCAAGTGGTTGCTCTCCTGAAAGGCCGCGTGAAGCTCAGCGATGACGGCAAAGCTGAAATCGTGGACATGAAAGGCGCGCCCCAGTTCACCAAGGACGGAAGCCCGGAAACAGTCGGCGGCCTGGTGGAAGAGTTCCTCGCCAGCAACCCGCATTTTAAGAAAGCCCGTCCCGGTGGCGGGGGCTCGTATAAAGGCGATCTCCACGAACGGGACATGACCGCCGAAAAACTGAAAAAACTGCCGCCAACTGAGCGGCTAACGCTACATCGAGAACAAAACCCTTAAAGGAAAACATGAACCATGGCACTTACCCTCATTGAAGCCGCAAAACTGGACGATGGCAACATCGTGCGCCAGGCCATCACCGAATTCTATGCGGGGTCGTCTGCGATCCTGGAAACAATGACCTTCGATAGCATCCCAGGAGGGTCGCTGACCCATAACCAGGAGGGCACCCTCCCTGGGATCGGTTTTCGTGGCTTCAATGAGGCCTACACCCCATCGACTGGTGTAATCAACCCTGTGACCGAGGTTCTCTCTATCGCCGGTGGAGAGTTGGACGTGGATCGAGCCATGATTCAAACTCGCGGCGCAGGTATTCGGTCAACCCAGGAGCGCATGAAGGCCCGCGCCCTTGGCCTTGCCTGGACGCAGAACTTTATCAAGGGTGATTCTGAGTCTGAGCCCCGAGAGTTCGACGGGCTTCAGGTTCGCCTGGTCAATGACCAGCTCGTGGCTGCTGGCTCGACAGCGAACGGAACCGCCCTCTCCCTGGCCGTTCTCGACGAGGCGATTGACCAGACCCTTGAGCCGACCCACCTGATCATGAATAAGGCGATGGCTCGGCTGATGAACACGGCATCCAAGACGGCTTCCATCGGCGGCGACATCCAGCGCACCATGAACCAATTCGGGCGGCGTGTTCTGTCCTATGACGGCTTGCCGATCCTGACCCTCGACCTGGACAACAACGGCGACTCCATCATTACCGGCACCGAGGCTGCGAGTTCAGGCAATGCCACCGCAACCTCGATTTACGTCGTTTCTTTCACCGAGAATGGTGTCCAGGGCATCCAGAATGGAAACATGATGGTTGATGACCTTGGTATGCTTCAGGCTCAGCCGCAGATGCGCACCCGCATCGAGTGGTTGAGCGGAATCGCTCTTTTCAACGGTCGCGCGGCTACCCGCCTCTGGACCATCCTCTCCACCGGCACCGTGACGGCCTAAAGGACAAATACCATGCCCGTTAATCAACAGTACCCCTACGACGCAGAACTCAACCTCAAGGACTCAGGCTCCGTTACGTCGTCCGGCGCTGAATCGACCATCGTCGATATTGGCGCAGGAATTATCGAAGACGGCGTTATCGTCATCGATGTGACGACCCTGGAAGTCGCTTCCACCGACGAAATCTACACCATCTGTCTGGAGGGCTCGAACGTCGCTGCCATGACCTCTGGAAGCGTGACACTGGCCCGAATCGAGATGGGCAACGCAGCCGCCCCAGCCGATGCCGATACCGCCACCGGTCGCTTTATCGTTCCATTCCAGAACGAGCAGAACAACACCCTGTACCGATACGTCCGCGCCCACACCATCGTGGCGGGAACCATCGACTCCACGGGAATCACTTACTCCGCTTTCATTTCGACTCGCTAAGGAGAGACGATCATGGCAGGTGAAAGAAAAGTAGCCGTGGAAGTGGCGGTCAATGACAACATAAAGCGGATCGTGCGGGAAAACCTCGCCGAGACCGTTGACGGCATTGGGGCGATCCCGACCGCCGTCAAATCAAACATTATCCCCCAGGAAAAGGGGGATGGCGTCACCCATCAAACCGTTTTGACCGTCTCTGCACTGGCCCAGGCGGTCATCAACGCCACCGAGTACCAGGGCGATGCGATTTATGTGTTTCCTGAAGGCCGAATCCTGATCCTTGGATGCACCATGTCCATCGGCCAGACCACCACCTCGGCCATTGCAGGAACCATCAACTCTGGCTCGACTGGCGTTATTGGTCTTGGTTCCGCAACGGCATCTGCAACCACCCTCGCCACCACGATGGTGGACATGATGCCCAGCACCGAGTTCGTGTCTTCGGCCACCATCAACGTGCAGGGAACGGTGGTCGGGGCGCCCTTGGCGGCGTCTGCGCAGATTGACGGGACCAGCACCCAGGTCTCGATGTACTTCAACAGCGCATACGCCACCACGGGAGACGTTGACGCTGACGGAACCCAGGAGTTCAACGGGACCATTACCGTCACCTGGCAGAACCTGGGCGACTATTAACCACCATTATGTGCCAAGGTAAGTGTGTACACTTTTAGCGTAAAGGTGTACGCACTTACAGGAACGCACAGGAGCAGAATCAATGCCGAGAATCGATACCATTTTCACCCCCGATGGCAAGCCTCATCAATGCTTCGCCGTTGATGCGACCGAGAAGGTCAAGCATTGCAATTACACCCGCGATATGCCGAAGCTGGTCACTATCTACGGCGCCAAGGGCGAGGAGTACAAATGCTACCCCGTGGAAGCCGCCGAGAAGGTCGCCAATGATGGATTCACCGCCGATAAGCCTGAGCATGTGAAGGCCACTCGCAAACGGAAATCCAAGCCGAAGGAAGAGCTTTTCGAGCCGACCGCCACCACCAAAGGAGACGAGTTGAGAGCCATGACTGATACCGAAGCCGCCTCCGATGGCTGATTTCTCAAAAGATACCGACCTCGTTAAATATCAGTTCGATATTATGAAGTTTGGGGTTGATTCATGGACTCAATTCCATGCCGACGCGAAGAGCGACATCCTGGTGGATTTGCGCCTGGATTGGTTCCCTAAAACAGGGTATCGAGGAGACCTTGATCCGGACCTTCTCACAGACTCACAATGGCTAAGGGCAAGCGTTTATAGGGTGTTGGGCTGGTATGCCTACGGCCAGCTTTCAAACGAGGAGGGGGATAAGTTCGATAGACTAATGAAAGCCTATCAAAGTAGATATGGGGTAGAGTTCAACTCCATTGTGTCTGATGGCGTGGAATACGATTTCGACGAGGATGGGACCGTGGACGACAGCGAAAAGGCCGGGTTCGACAACAGGCGCAGCCGATGAAGGTCTCTTTTCGTGTAGAGGGGGAGAAGGAGGCTATCAAATCTATAGGCTTCTTTTCTTTCAGGCGTGCATCTTCACGCCGCCGCAGGAAAGCATTTGGCCGGGCGGCTGCGTCTGTTTTGACGGACATCCAGCTGCGAACCCAGAAGGGTAGGGGGCTGAAAGGGGCCTTCAATGGATACACCCTGTCAACTCTGCTGCAGAAGATCAAAAAGGGGCAACAGACCAGGCCAGTCAACCTGTCCGACACAAACCTGATGCTGGACAACATGAAAAGCAATGGGCGCCCTCGATTCGGAACGGTCTTCTTTGGCAGTCGAGGCAGCACCAAGAAAGCGTTCCACACCGACCAGAAGCGCCCATGGTTCGGCATGAAGAAAGAGGAAGTGGATAAAGCGATGGAGGTGTTCAGTGGCAGTATCTTCGGGCGCAAGTAAGCGGGAGCGGATCACACTGGAGGTGGTCGAGACGCTCCAGGGCATGGTGGCGCCGAAACCTGGGATCGTCTCAAGGGACGTTCTCGACCCGGAGAATGAACTCTCCTCAGCTCAGTTCCCGGCCATTAGCGTCCAATCAGCTGACGGGGAGAAGGCGCCTGGGGCAAAAGGTTTTTATGACGCGGTATTGACCATAACTTTTGAAGGGTTCGTCAAAGGCCCGAACGACTTAGACAAAAAAAGGAATGAGCTTATCGCGGGCATAGAGAGAACACTTTCCCTAGATATCACCAGGAAGGGCCTTGCTACCGACACCAGATTCACGGGCGAGGCGACAGATGCGGGAAGCGCCTCCACAGACGCTGCAGTCTTGATGGTAATTGAAGTTGACTACACATACGAAAAAGGAAACCCCTGATGGCTAAACAGCTTGGAGATGCTGGCATCGTTGAATTTGGAGCGACTGCCGTTGCGCAAATTACCGGATGGTCCTTGTCGGTCGAGCCTATAGTTGCTGAAGGGCGCTCCGTCGGCGACCTAGCAATGGACCGGGAATACATCGCGCAAGACTGGACTGCTACCATTGAAGGGTGGTTCCAGGACAGCGACACAGGCGGACAGGATGAATTGATCACTGCCCTTGTCGGAACCAAGATAGCCGACCTGGAGCTTCACACCAGCTCGGCAAATCAGTGGACTAGCACCAGCGCCCTTCTGACTTCCTATGAATCAGAGTCGTCAGGAGATGGCGGCTACATAACCTTCTCTGCAACTCTATCCTGCGCGGGAGCAGTCATTGCCTTTGGGGTTATTCCCTAATGGCCTTCGTCTGCGTTGACCTGAGAGCCACCCAGGAATATGTCTCGGTCAATGACCCGGCCATTGACCACGCAAAGTCTGATCTTTCCGCGTATGATCGAACGCTTGACCGTTCTTTCTTAGCCTTCAATGATGGGATGGAGCCGACTGTTTTCACGTTCGGGGCTATTTCCTCGAAAGAATTCACAAAGGCCAATGATGCCCATATTCAGGCCAAGGCAAACGATTTGCAGGATGCTGGAATCAAACCTTTCGGCCTTATGCGTGAAATGGTAGCGCTTGGATTGCGGGGCGTGGAAAACGCTCTAAAGGCTGATGGTGAAACTAAATTTAGGCTGGACATACAGCCAGGAAATCCAAGCCGCGTGAAAGAGCGGTCGATGGACCACCTTCAGCAGTGGGGCGTCATCGAGGAGCTTGGTGATGTGATCAGGCGCAAGAACTCCATGGATGCTGACGAAAAAAAGCCGTTGGCGCCCTCTTCGCAACCTTCCACGGAAAGCCAGTTAAATGGGACTGCTCCGCATGCGACGAAGGGGAAAAACACTTCAGGGGGTGCGAAGGGAAGGCAAAGATCCAAACGAAAACCCAAGAAGGGGAGTTTATAAAAACATGCCCTATAAAGCTTAAGCGTCCCATGGATGCGTACATAAGGCCGTTCAGTTATTGGGACCGAGGGCTCTTCCCGAACGCGGGGACATGGGCGGACCAGCCCCATAAACTGGTGCAGATCATGGACGTAATAACGATGAAGCGGGACCAGAGACAGAGAGAGAAAAATGGCGAAAAATGACCGGCAGATGCGGATCATCATTAAGGTTAAAGATATTGGCTCCCGCGTTCTCAAGACAATAACAAGGTCATTTGTGCGCCTCGGGAAGACAATTAAAGGTATCGGCAGATCTTTCACAAGCCTGAAAGCCCTGGGCGCTGGCCTGTTTGTTGGATTTGGTATAAAGAAAGCGCTTGATTCGTTCCAGCGGCTTGACGCAACCATGAAGGGACTGGGTAGTATTGCCAAGGCGACCGGGGTTGATATGGCAGACGCCCAGAAAGCGGCGCAGGATCTCGCCGCCGACGGCCTGGCAACCGTGGCCGAGACAGCGCAGGGGTTGAAAAACCTCCTGTCGGCAGGTTTCGGGCTGCAAAAGTCAATCGATCTCATGAGGGCATTTAAGGATTCTGCTGCGTTCGGTCGTCAGGCCGCGCTTGGGTTCGGGGAATCCATCGTAGGTGCTACGGAAGGCCTGAAGAACAACAACTCCATGCTGGTTGACAACGCGGGAGTGACAAAGAACCTGTCAGTTCTACACAAGGAATATGCAACTACGATTGGAACCACAGTCGGAAAGCTGACCCAGGCTCAAAAGCGCCAAGCTGAATATGTGGGCATTCTCCAGGAAACCAAAAACCAGGCCGGGGACGCGCTGAAAGCGACTGAGGGCTACGGTGGTCAGGTTGCCAAGCTGAATACAAAACTCCAAACGATGCTGCAGACCGTTGGTGAAAAGCTTGCGCCTGTCGTTTCAAAATTCATTAAGAATGCTGTCATTCCTGCTATTGAAGCATTTACTAAATGGTTCAAAAGCTCTGAAACCATAAACACTGCTCTAAACTGGATTACTGAAACCCTTAAAGACATTCAGAGAGTAGGTTTTGAGAATTGGATTGATGGGCTTGTCGCCAAAATGAAGGAGGCGATTAAACCCATCTTGGAGTTTGCCTCTACCATGAACAAGGCGTTCAGTTTCATTAGAGAAGTAACAGACTTTGTTGGCCTGACAGACGAAGCCCCTAAAGGGCCTGTGAGAGACTTCGGGACCTTCAGGGGGACCGCAAGCGGATCGAGAGATTTAGGCACAGTTGGTAATGAAATCGGCCCTGCTCGGGGGCGGAACCTTGGGACCATAGGGCCGAACGGTGAACAAACCAGCCCAGACATAGGAGGAGCAAGGGAGAGCATGACGGTCCTAAAAGGCGACTGGATCAATGCAGGCAACCCACAACCGCAACTGAAGGGGGGGTGACGAATGGCAACAGTAGCAGTCGTTCTCTACTTCCCGACCAAGGGGGCGCCGACAACCACTTTGACCCTGGTTGCTCCTGAGCAGCCCTATTCGATGCGCCAGCCTGTCAAGAGGAATACTGTGATAACCTCTGACGGCGGTACTGTCACGGTCTACGCCCAGGCCGCGACACAGTACCATTACAGCATGGATATGCGCATCCCAAACTCGACCATGCTTGATAACTTTATCGCGTTTTTCGACACAGTGGTCGATGGTATGGTGAAGACCTTTGAGATGGACGACACAGAGGGGAACGCTGTAACCGCTTGCAGGTTCTCCCATGACACGCTTGAGGGGCGGCTCACCCTCCTCAAAAAAGATGCTCTCTACAGGATTAAAATTGGGATATTCTCGGCGCCATGAGGACGACCACCGCAAACTTTGACACCGCCGCCGCCGCCTCTGGGTCAACGCCTGTATGGCTCATGGAGGTGGACGCCTCAGGGGGGACGGTCTATTACGCCGACCGGACCATCAATGACGGCACCAACGCCTATGTTGCCCAGATTCTCTCCTGGACTGGCATGTCTTCCGTTTCGGACCGGATGAGCGGCGGCGGGATCGCATCCAATACCGTTGTCACCTTCCAAGACGTTGGCACTTCCATTGCCACCAAGCTCCTGATTGACACCGAGGTCCGGATCTACCTCTGGTTCGAGGGCGCAACCCCAGCCCTGGGCGCGGCGGATCGGCTCCTGATCTATCGTGGAGTCATCTCCGACCCCATCGGCACCACCACGACAACGATCACGGCGACGATTGCGCCCATTGAGATCTTTTTCAATTCAGTTGTTGGAAAGAAAATAACCACTGACACCTTTGCGAATGTGAACCGTGACGGAATAGGGGCCATGGCTCCGGTAATCTACGGGTCAGTTCAGAGGTCCAAGTGCTATCCAATTGATATTGGCGGGCGCACTTCACTTGCCGAAGACATAGACGATTCAGTTACCACGATTCCCTTGACAGATGCGTCTGATTTCTCCGCGACTGGGACAGTCCAGATCAATTCAGAGCTTATTGCATATACTGGCAATTCTTCCAATAATCTGACCGGGGCGACGAGGGGGTCGGGTGGGTCTGATGCTGCTCCCCATACTCGCGGCTCAGGAGTTGCTGAAACACAGGCATCCTATTCCTACCTAATCGCAGGACATGCAATCACCAGCGCAAGCGCTGTGTATATTGATGGTGTCCTAATCGATGCCGCTGATTACACTATCATCACCTCAGTAGAAAGCGGATCGGGGCTTGTTGCTCTAGTAGAATTTGATGTTCTCCCGTCCCTTATCCTG